AGTCGGCGTGGCCGCCACATAGGCCCCGGTGCCGGCCCCGATAGTCTCCTTAGCGAAGTCGCACGTCACAGAGAGCTTCAGAAGCTCATCCACGGCGTTCGTAAGCTCCCATTCCTTAACCTTGCCGCCCTCGTACGTGAACGGGGTAAGGGCTCCGGTGTTGTCCACTCGGCCCACCTGGGCCGTAAAGCTCTTGCCGTTCAAGTCGCCCAGGGTTGCCGTGTGAATGATGAAACCGCCCGAGGGGGCGCCCGAGGAAAGGCCCCCGAGCATATGCTTAAGCCAGAAGTCGAAGCCCGAGGACAGGACTTCCATCTTTACGTCACCCTCGGCCCCCTTCGGATTGACCGCGAACCGGTCGCTTCGAAGAACGCGAGTAGTGGCGCGGATACCCTCGGAATCAATCCGCTCGTACTTGCCTTCAATGCCTTCGTCGGTGAACTCATAGAACTTAGTCGGGAGTACGGCAGTGCCGTAAACCGACTCGTCAATGACACCTATGTACTGATCAAAGATCGTGGCCATTACTTAGCCGTCTCCTTCTTCGCCTTGATCTCCTGCCAACCCTGGCGAATGAGAGCCTGGGCAACGTCCTCGGCAACCTCGATCGGGTCACCCTTCACGGCGGTAAGACCCAGCGAGGGAACCTCAACCGCCGCGTAAGGCCCGTCATAAGCAACGGTCTTCACTAGAGCCTCGCCTTCACACGAACAACGGCCTCGAACTGGCCTTCATAGACCTGATCCGAGGGGAAGCTTTGAAGCTTCTTAGGAACAAAGTCCGTCACGACGACGGACGGAATACCGAGATTGGGGGACGCCTTCATGCCGTCCTCGATACCTGCGGCCATGCGCTGTAGCTCGGCCTCGACCTCTTCCGAAGTCGCTCCGGATATCTGCGCATTCACAATCACGCTGATCTCGAAGTTCTCTTCACGGCTTCGATTGGTCACCCATTGCGAATCGGGCCACATGACCTCACCCACGAACACCCAACGGCGCTCGGGGTTCCTGGTCGGATAGCCCCAGGTGACTTGATAGCCGGCCAGGGCCGGAAGAGCCCTGATCATGTCCCGTAGGGCACCCTTCACGGCAAACGCGTTCGTGCTCATCGAGCCACCCCGAACACGTCATAAAAGATCCCGTACTTGTACCGCTTCAAGGTCGCGTCGACTTCGGGAATGCCAGTCTCATAGCCGTTCCGTCCGGGGGTGGCCAGAGTGAAGTTCCCGCCCTCGGCCGCAACGAAGGCCGTAGCCCGATCCGGGATACCGCTTCTCTCGGCAGTCAGCAGAGAACGAAGCCTCAACAGGCCCGCGCGCTTCGCGTCCTCGGGCACCTGGGCGAAGCCGTACGAGAAGGTGACCGTGTACCGGTCGCCGTCTGCCAGGTCATAGGGGGCCCGAAGGAAGCCCGTAGCGTCCACGGTCCATCCGGTCACGTCGACAGACCCAGAGGGGCCGTCAACGGCCACCAGGGCGGTCACGTCGAAGTAGCCCAGGAAGAGACTCGAAGAGTCGTCCGCTTCGACCTCGACACGCGCCGTACGGGGCGTGAAGCTCCGCCCGGTGATCGTCTCGAACTCGTCTTCAACTACCTCGCGGTAGTGCTTCAGTTCGGCCGTAGGGAAGCGGGTGGAGTCCGCTAGGTCCATGTCGGACCCGCGGGCTTCGGGCAGGGTGAACAGGAACCCCCCGACAACCTCGAACCGGTCCTGATCCGTGGCCGTTGTGCCGGCCACCCAGGACACCGTGTAAACGCCCTCCGGCTTTGCCGGAAGGCTGGCCGTCCACGTCGTTCCCGAGCTGGTCGCGCTGCCCGTGTAAACGGTCGCCCCGAGGGCATCCCGCACGGTCACCGACACGGAAGGGACGACCATAGGTGTCTCGTCGTCTAGGAAGACGTGCGACAGAGTGACGGCCCTACCGCTCAGAAACCGCACAGTGCCCCCTTACGCGGTCTTGCGCGGCCTACCAGGGCCCCGCTTCTCAGGGGCCGTAGAAACGGCCGTCTCGCGCGATTCAGCGGCTTTGCCAGCCACGATCTCAGCGCGCTTATCGTTCAGAAGCGATACGGCCAGTCCCGAAGGAAGCTCGACCACATCGCCAACATTCGGGAACGGCACTCCATCGAGAAGACCGGTCCCGTTCTCAAGAATTCGAACCTTCATGAATACCCCTTCAAGACAGGACCGGCCCGGCCCCCGAAGGGGCCGAGCCGAGGACCATTACGCGGTAACGGTCAGAGCCTTGACGGAAGCGGTATCGAACAGGTCGCCCGAACCCCTCCACGTAATCTTGAAGGCAGTCACATCACGGTCAAAGCCGTACTCATCGGAGCGCACAACTCGCAGGTTCTTAACCTGTCGAATCAGGTACTTCGAGGGGTCGCCGTACGCGAGAATCTTCGCGCCAGCGCCGGAAGTGACAATGTTCGGATCGGTGATAAGCGGAGTACCGAGAAGGGTGTCCGGCTTACCAGCCTGAAGCGAAGGCTCCCAGAGGTAACGACCGGTGGAATCCTTCAGCTTCCGCAGTGCAGCAACCGCGGAATCCGAGGTCAGGAAGGCCGCGCCACGGCGGTACGGCTGAAGAAGCGAGTGCTGAAGGTCAATGAGGTTATCCGCAGTGACACCAGCAAGGTTCGCGGCGTTCACGGCACCCGTAGAACGGGTGACCCAGCCCCACGGCTTACCGGTGCCGTTACCGATCAGAAGATCAGTCATGACCTTATCGGCGACAGCCTCGCCCGCGTCCTGGGCGAGAATGCCGAGAATGTCGAGCTGCGAGTCATCGACGATTTCCTGAGTCGCCTCGACGATCACGCCGTACTTATAGGCGCCGATGTTCGTGGTCGACCAGGTCTCATCGCTCTTGCCGTACGCGACGTTTTCCGCGACCTGGGCCGCAGTAGGCCGGCCAGTCTTCACCGGGTACTGAAGCGTCTCACCGCTCGAAGTGGTAAGCGTTCGCGCCATGCTGAAGAACTGCGAGCGAACCCGCATAGCCTCGATTACCTGAGCGACAAAGGAAGTCGCGAAGGTGTTACCCGCGTTCGCAGCGCTGCCGCTGGTCGCGGTACGAAGGTCAAACTCGACGGCCGGACGCTCACCGCGCGCCAGGGCGCGAAGCTCGGCCGCCTCGTCGATCTCGCCGGAACGACCCTCGGGGTTGCCGGGCAGGACCAGGCCGCCCGCGCGCTGGGCCAGGGCGCGAACCTCGGCCTCACGCTCGCCACGCTCGATAGCGTCGCGCGCCTCGGACTCCAGCCGGATCAGGTCACGGTCGATGCGCTCGACACGCTCACGCTTCTCAGCGTCGGAAAGGTTGCCGTCAGACTCGACGGAACGAAGCTCGGTAACCAGCTTCATGCGCTCTTCGAGCGCGGCATTCGCCAGAGCAGCGAAATCCATGTTTATTCCCAATACTAGTTTCGGGCCAAAAAAATGGCGACCTAGAGCCGCTTTGCGCGAAGGGAGAGAGTCACGAAGTCGTGATCTCGGGCGCGCAGATCGAGAGAAGGAGTCCGCGCTTTACTTAGCGCCGGAGCGTCTTCCCCTCGGATAGCGGCGCGGATCGCCTCGGGCGAATCCAGCCGCGCTACTGAAATGCCGCGCTTCTCAGCGAGAGAAGCGAGAGCACGGGAACCGACTCCGGAAGTGGAATCGGTGTACGCCGGGTAAGTCACCGGCGAGACATCAAAGAGGGCGATTCGCTGAAGGGTGCGAAGCGGAAAGCCGTCGTCGTCTTCAGCCCAGGAATCACCCTCGGGGCCAGCCGTCTTGAAGCCGAAAGAGCTTTGCGAAACGTCGCCCCGCTCCATGGCCGTAGCCAGATCACGCGCGTAAGTCGTGTCGGGCATGTCGACTTCGTAATGAAGACCCTCGGAATCCTCGGAAAGTCGAAGCGTGTTGCTTCGGTTCCGGCCGAGGATCAGGTTCGGGTCATGATTGAAGAGCGCCCGAATGTCGTCACGGCCGATACTCTCGGCGGTGGCGCCCACCTGAACACGCTCACGAAAGCCGCCGAGGTTCTGACTTCTGGCATCCCACTTAAGGGCGTAGCCGTAGAAGTTGAAGGTGTTCCCCTCGGAACGAACCTCGAATTCGGTAGGAACCGCTCGACGCTCTATCCGAACGTCATTCCCGCTTTCCTCAATTGGACGTACTAGCGTCATTGCTCTTCCCCTGATCCGTTACGTTCGGGTCCTGCTGTCCATTCGGGTCCGCGTTCGGATCAACCGGGGGATTCTGCGAGGCCTGGGGGTCGGCGCCGGCCGAAGGCTTCGCTTCCTTCGCGGCCTTATCCTCTTCACCGACAACACCGAGATTCAGCGGCCTGTAATACCGCTGCCCGAGCTTCTTCGGGAGCGGGCCGAGGTCTTCCATAGCCCTGATCTCGTCCGCGCTCAGGAAGCCGTTAGAGAGAGCCGTCTGATACGACTCGTAACGGTCCTTCGTCTTCGCTCGAAGTCGAGCATCGACGTTAAAGCGGATGTACTGAAGGCCAGGAAGAAGGAACGTGCTAACCGATTGCTCGATACGCACAATCCACGGCATGAGTGTTTGGTCTACGAAGAACTTGTTCTGTTCCTCAATACCGGTTCCCCAGGTCGAGCTAACCGAGGAGTCGACCAGATACGCGGGCACGCGATAGAGAAGGGCAATCTCGGCCTTCTGGAAACGGCGCGTTTCTAGGAACTGAGCCTGTTCCGGGGTAAGCGTGATCGGCTTGAAGGTCGCGCCACCGGTCAGAACACCGACCGAATGACTGTTCTTCACGCCCGCATGGGTCTTCCGGAACATATCCCTCAAGAGCTTCGCTTCGTCCGGCCGAGGGGCGCCCGGATGCTCAATGACACCGGCCATCGTGGTTCCCTGTTCGAAGAACCTCGACCCGAATTCCTCGGCCGTAAGCCCGAGGCCGATAGCCTCTCGGGCATTGTCCAGAGGGGACAGGCCACGGCTCTTACCGGGAATCGTGAAGGCAGGGATATGCAGAATCTGCGACCGATCGAAGGTCCCCTGAACGTCGCCCCGTTCATCAGAGACCTGATACCTGTTATCTCCTAGCGGGCCGTCGACAATGGTCACGAAAGAGGGGTGAAGGCAGTAGAGGGCCTGAACCTCGCCCTTCTCGTTCCGCATGGTGTAGAGG